ATGACTTGTCAAGAGCCATACGCAGAAATTGAAATGTTAGATGGATCATATGAAACAACAAAAACAGTTTTTGCCGAACTCGCAGTAGGCATGTAGTCAAAATTTGGAAATCTTTTTATAAAAAAGTGGTTAATTGATTGTTAATCACTTTTTTTATATTTATATTTGTGGAAATCAAAAGTAAAATTATGGCAACAATACCAAAAATACGAGCAGGAAATAAGTTTGATTATGTTTGGGCTATCCAGCGCAACGGAGTTGCAGAGGATTTGACAACTGCAACGGACATTAAGTTATCCTATTCAATCGGTAAAATGTGCGAGCCTTCAACAGAAATTCAATTTGAAATTGTTGATGACAATAAAATACAGAGCGAACATCTGCACAACATTACAGGCACTTACAACCTGCAATTATCATACACAAAAGATGGCAAGCCGAATACAATTGATGTCGATGCTTTTACGATTGTACCAAGATCGGCTCTCGCTGATGACAGCACCGAATTTGCAGTTACTTCCGATATGGCTATCGGGTTCAAAGGTGAAAATGCTTATGAATATGCAGTCGAAGGAGGTTATTTAGGCACGGAAGCAGAATTTTATATTGATGTTGCAAAAGTTTCAGAGATTGATTCAAAAGTACCATACACAGGTGCAACTGCAGATGTTGACTTAGGCGTTCATTCAATAGCTGAATCAGGATTAAAATTAAATACGGTTAATCCGTTAGTAGTTGCTAATCCGGGTGATATAGGATGGAATCAAGCCGAAGGAACAATTGATTTAAGGTTATTAAATAATACCACTTTACAGGTAGGTCAGGAAATTTATTTTTATGGAAAAGCGATTGAAACAATAGCCAATGGTAATCCAGTTATGATTGCAGGAGTACAAGGAAATCATTTAACATTCAAAAAAGCAGTATATTCAGAATTATCCGTTTACCCACAAAAATTCTTAGGCATTGCAACTCAAAACATAGCAAATAACGCCTTTGGGTATGTAACTATATTTGGAAAAGTAAACGATGTATTTACAACAGGTTTTGCTGATGCTGATAATTTATACATTAATCCGGCAAATAGTCTATTGACAAATGTACAACCACAAGCACCAAACCTAATTATAAGGATTGGTAGTGTTATAAAACTTGCAACAGGAGCCGCCGAAAACGGAATTATCGGAGTTAGACCAACATTTGGTATTAGAATGACTGATTTAAACGATGTAAACGGTACTCCATTAACGGTTAGCGGTCAATTTGCGGTTTGGGATAATATATTGAAAGTTTTTGATTTTACTAAAAATGCAAATGATTTTGAGTTAAAATCAAATAAACAAAACAGTCTTGCAGTTGATGGCACAGGAACGAAATTTCCGACAGTGGATGCGGTGAATAGTAAGTTTAGCTCAATACATGGGGCATTGATAGGTGAATTCACCTATTCCGGAAATAAGGAAGTAGCAGTTACATCAGTAGATTTGGCAACAGGTACTTTCACAAAAACAGCACATGGTTTTACAAATGGAAATATTATTTGTCCTCTTTTAAATTTAGATGCTAATTTAGCTTTTCCTTTATTTGTTTTTCCAACAGGACTGGATTGTATTATATATTATGTCGTAAATGCAACGGCAGATACATTTAAAATATCACTAACAAGTGGTGGCTCTGCTATAACTTTCACAGCGAATGCGGATATGGATTTAACAAAATGGCATTTTGAAAAACCATTCGATTGGTTTTCTGTGACTGGTTTAAGCGAAAAAGCCATAAAAGTAATATATACCGGAAGAACTCTTGGGACAAACTTGAGTATTACGCCCGATATTAACGCATATTGGAACATGAATACGTGGCAGGAGCTTGGAAACATTAATTTCCTATCCGTGAATGGAAGCGTATATGTTAATGTTGAAATATATATATATGTAAATAATAAAATGTCATATCAGGCAATCGGGCAAGCGTATAACACATTAAGTAAATCAAAGAATAAATATAAGCAAATAGATTTTAGAGCAATACGCATGATAAATAATACCGAAACGATTACGAATATAACCGTTCCAAGTAGTGAAAATTCAATTAACGGTAATAAAATATCAATTTATAGATTATGAAAATTAAAGAATATAACGTCAAAACAGGCGAAGTCACAGAACGTGAACTTACAGCCGAAGAAATCGCACAAATGGAAGCGATGCAACAAATAGAGCCAACATCACACCAACAATCAGTCGAGCAACAATTGGCAGACTTACAACAGACATTTGATGAGCTAAAAGCACAACTATGAAAACAGACAAAAAATATCATTTAATTGCAGGAATAGAAATTGCTTTTGTAGTGCTTTTATTTTCTACAAATCTAATAGCAATTTCAGCGGTAATTTTGGCAGGAGTGGCGAAAGAATGTTTTGATAAATTTTATCAGAAAGAAATGTTTGATTTTGTTGATTTACTATTCACTATTTTAGGCGGAGTGATTATCATTGGACTATTTAACCTTATAAAAATAATTGTATGAGTGAAGAATTAATTAACCAAGTAAAAAACATTTTTATTTTTGCATTAACGGCAATCTTGAGTATAATCACAACAGCGCAGGGAGCGATTATAACATTATTATTCGGCTTTGTATTTAATTTTTTTATTGGCATGAATGCCGACAGGGTTCAGCATCAGAAAGATTTCTCGATGAAAAAAGCCACTGAAAGCGTAAAACTATTCATGTTTTACATTATCACTATTTTTTTTATATTTGCTGTGCTACATAAAAATATTGATTTTGCAAATGATGTCGTTAACTGGTTGACATATATCGTCTGTTATTTTTACGCTACAAATATTTTTCGGAATGCAAAAATTTGTTTTCCACAAAGCAAGTCAATATCATTTATTTATCATTTGCTAAGTACTGAAATTTTTACAGGTATGAAAAAATTAATAAGTCAGAAAATAGGAATAAATATAGATGAAAATGACAAAAACAATGGATGACAAAATAAATAGCTTGCACCCGAAAATTCGGGAAGAAGTAAGATTGTTGGTTTATCAGGTAAATAACTTCGTTTTAAAAAGCGATGTTAAAATGTTGGTAACTCAAGGGTTACGTACATTCGCAGAGCAAACAGTAATTTACAATCAAAAGCCGAAAGTTACAAATGCAAAAGCTGGACAAAGTTTTCATAATTATGGATTGGCATTTGATTTTTGTTTAGTGCAAAACGGGAAAACAATTTGGGACACGAAAAAAGATTTTGATAATGACAAAGTCGCAGACTGGATGGAAGTAGTTGCTATCTTCAAAAATGCAGGTTATAAATGGGGTGGCAATTTCACGTCAATTTATGATGCACCTCATTTTGAAAAAACTTTTGGTTATACATGGAAACAACTTTTAGAAAAACATAATGCAGGACAATTAATTAATGATTACGTTATATTATGAGCCGGACAAGATTACATACAGAATTAGGCAAATGCAAAAACGGCATAATTGAATGGAATAAAGCCTCAAGAAAAACTAAAAAACATTGTGATAGGCATAATTTTGATATTGGTGAAATGAAAGAAAGAAAAATTAAAATAAAAGAAAAAACTATTAATAAGGAATTAAAATCAGAACTATGAAAAAACTAATCCTATTATTTATCTTAATCGCTATTTTCGGATGCAAAACGAAAACTGTTTTAATAGAAAATATCCGAAATACAAAAGACAGTGCTGAAAATGTACAATTAAAAAGTCAGTTGAAAATTTCGGAGTTTAAAATAAGTGAAGCGACTTCAAAACTCGAATTATCAGAAAAGAAAACATTCAGTCTGATTGAGCAGCTTAATATTTCCGAAAGTGAAAGGCAAAATCTTAAAGAAAGTTTTGAGACGACTATCAAAGAATATAATGATAAAGGCGTTTTGATTAAAGAAACATATTCAAAAAAGACTTCAGAACTTGTCAAAGATTTAACACGAAGTGAACAAAAAAATAAAGACCTTCAATATGAAATTGATAAAAACATTTCATTATTGAAAACATTATCAGAAAATTACAGCTTGTCGATTGACAAAAATACAGACCTGACAAAAAAGGTAAAATTTTTAGAAAAAGAAAATAGCGACTTAAAGCAGACTAAAAAAACATCAACTGGTTTTCAGTGGTGGTTATTCGTAATAGGTTTTGCCGTTGGCTCTATTATTTTCTTTTCACCGGCTAAAACATTTTTAATTAAAATAATTCTTAAAATTATAAATATGTTCAAATAATTAAAAACAAACAATATGAAAACAAAAACAGATTATTTAATTAAATTCAGAACGGATTTATCTGAATTATTAAAAGGAAAATTAAATGAAGAAAATTCAAAATTTCCTTTTGACATGAATGTAGAAAAGGATATTCAAGATTTAATAAAAAATAGTAAACAAGCTATTTTTGAATTAATGATGTTTAATAAAAATGACGTTAATAAAATAAATCACAATTATAAATTTAATAAATATTTGTTCATTGATAAAAAAATGAGTTATATTTTCATCGGTTTTATTTTTGGATTTTTATTAAACATTATAATGGACTTATTTAAATAAAAAATATGAAAACAATTAAAGAACTTGCAGAAAAAACCACTTTTACGAAAGCGGAAAAATATTTTTTACTTTCAGAAGCTGAAAAATTAAACATTGAAGTAAACATTAACCCTGACTGTTCAAACTGTTATCAGGATTTAGCGTTACAAATCTATAAGGTGCAAAATGAAAACGAGCCTGAAACAACAACATCAAAATATAAACTAAAAAAGGGCATTGATGTTATTTTTGTTGGTTCAGGAAAACGACTAAACGAGGCTACATTCACGGATGAAGTTGCTGAATGGCTTATCGCAAACGGATTAACGAAATATATTGAAAATTACACAGCGACAGAATGAATATTAAAATAGTTTTTGATAAAAATACACGACTTCGGGAAATGCAGTCTAAAATAATATGCTTTCCTGAAATTATTGAAAAAGCAAAAGAAGAAATAACCGAGGTTATCAATCATTCAATCTTTGACTTTTTCGGTATGACAATTTCTGAATTTTTACGATTACAAGAAAACATTCTCCCGGATAAAGTCAATAAATTTTTATCAAAAAGAAAAACAACGTTCTTTGATTACATCAAAATCGTTAATGCATTTGAGCAAGGGGCGAAAGCGTTTGAGCAAATATTAATCGATACAACCATACAGGCAGAAGCGGATGAAGAGGCAGCACGTGCTGGACTTTTAGAGGTTACGACAGAAGAAAGTATGCTAACTTTTTTGCGTGATTATTTCGGGCTTCAAAGCCTCGATAAAGCACAGGATTTGACGCTGTATGAATATATCACAGCAAGAAAAATCACTTTCAATAATGCTAAGTTTCAAAAAAATTTAATTGCTATTCAAAAAATAAGAATATGAGCTTAATAACAAAAATAAAGGCAGAAGTTGAAAGTTTAGGATTTCAATTTTACTATGATTCAGGAGGAGGTCTTAATAAAATGCTTGATTCTGCCGATTTTTCGGACAATAAAACGGTAGTATTTGCTTTTTTGCTTCAAAATACGACACTAACCGAAGGTAAAGAAAGCGGAAATGTTGGGTTGTTTTTTTCCCGTCAAACTTATTTTGATTTTGAGGCATTGGAAAATGATGACATACAGGAAAAATGTAAAGCGGATGCGTGGGAAATCATCAAAAAAATTGAAAAAGGTAATGTTTTGAGCATTGGTGAAATCAATTTAACCCGATTTTATGATGATTTTTCAGTAAATGTAACAGGTGTGGCGGTTAATTCTGTATTTTCGGAGCTTGTTGGTATGTCAGACTGTTTAGTTTTATAGTCACTATTATTATAATTACTATTATTTGCACTTTCGAAAACTATTCAAACAAATGCGTAATGTGTATATATATAATAATATTTATAATTTTATAATAGTATAGAGTAATTTCATTGATTTTCAGGCATTTACTTGACTTGCTTAAAGTTTATATTTAGATTATATCACTATTATTTTTGATTTAATAACTTTTTTACTGACGAAATGGACTTAAAAAGCGAAATACTGCAGATATTGGATGAAGCAAGAACGCAAATTGTATCAAATATTGACTCACAGGGGATAAAAGCAAGTGGAAAAACGCAGGCTTCATTAAAAGTTGAGGATAGAGGACAAAGTTTGGTATTGGTTCAGAAAGCCGAAGGTGCACCGTTTGAGACATTGCAATATGGGAGGAAAGGTGGAGACATACCGATAGGATTTAACGCAATAATTAAACAATGGATAATAGACAAAGGAATCATACCCGATGAGCAGCCGGCATATAAACGTAAAGAGTCTGTAAATTGGATTCCTAAATATACACCACAGGAAAGAAATCTTTTAGCAGCAGCTGGAGCAATGGCAGCGAATATAAAAAAGAACGGCACTAAACGATTTTCACAACCAAATGAAAATGTTTATAGCGATGTACTCACAAAAACGATTGAAAAACTTGAAAATTTAATGATTGGAAAAATAACGAGCAAAATAAGACAATAATCATGGCAGAAAGAACAGAACAAATAATAATTGATGTTGAATTTAATGTTGGCGGAACTGAAGCTAAATTAGGTTCGGTAACTCAAAAAATAAAAGAGTTGAAGGATGCTAACAAAGGAATGAAGGATGAACTAAAAGGAGGTTCAACAAATTTTGCAGAATTGAGTTCTAAAATTGCAGCAAATGAAGCTGAAATAAAATCTTTGACATCAGCCGAAAAAGAGTTGTCAGGTATGATTTCAGTTGCCACAAAAGAAAGACGTATTTATTCAGATTCTTTCAAAGGTCAGGCAGCGCAATTAGCTGATTTAAAAAATCAATATAGCTCGTTATCGAAAGCAGAGAGAGAGAGTGCAGGCGGTCAGGAGATGCTTAAGCACATGGCAGACCTCGATAAGCAGGTGAAAGAAAATGATAAGTCAATGGGTAATTTTCAGCGAAATGTTGGAGATTATGGCATTGTGGCGAAATCATTGAAAGCCGAATTAAAAGAAATTGTTGTTGCAATGGCACAAATGAAATTGAGAGGCGAGGAAAATAGCGAAGCATATAGAAACCTACAACAACGAGGCGGTGAATTAAAAGATACATTATCAGATGTTCAAACTGAATTAAAAAATGTAGGTTCTGATACGAGAGGTATAGACCAAGTGATAGGAGCATTTAAAGCCGTTGGGGCAGTAGCGCAAGTGGCGCAAGGTGCAGCTGCATTAATGGGGGCAGAGAATGAGGAGGTAACAAAAAGCATTCAAAAATTAGTGGCTATACAGTCATTAATGAATGGAGTTCAGGAGGTCGGGAATGCGCTTCAGAAAGAAAGTACATTTATGTTAGGCTTGAAGACTGCAGGACAAAAAATATCAGCTGCATGGACGATAACATTAACGGCACTTGAAAAAGCATTTGGTATAACAGCAGCACAAGCATGGGCTGCAGCTACATTAGGCGTTTCGCTTTTGATTACAGGAATAATTTTATTGATTGGAAATTTTAACACGATAATCAGCAGTATAAAATCATTTTTTGGAGTTACGGACAAATTTAAAGATGTAAAAACGGATATTGATAATACAACAAAAGCTTTAGAAAATTTCGGCAAAAAAACAGACTTAGTTGCTGATAGATTAGCAGCCGAAGGATTAGGAGACCAAGCGTTATTAAACTTCAAACGTAAACGATTTGATGAAGAATTAAAGATGCAACGAAGTCTTTATACTGACATCAAAAAATTAGGCGATAAGGCAAATGACGACCAAAAGGAGCAATTAAAATCAGCTGCAGATTTTATTAAAACGAGTTCATTTCAAAAATATCAATTTGACACAGAACAAATTTCGCTTAATAATAAGAAAAAAGACGAAGCACTTCAAAAAGATAAAGAAAGAGCCGAGGCAGGAAAACAACTAAATCAAAAATACAGCGAAGATCAAAAGCAGGTAGCTGCAACAGCTCTTGAAATAAATAGACAGTTGAACGATGCAATTTTGCAGAGCCGGAAAGATGGAGTTGCAAAAGATGTTGAAATTGAACAGGAAAATGTTAGACGGCAAAAAGAGGATATTCAAAAACGGCTTGATACTGAGAAAAATCTAACTGAAAAAGCTACATTAGATCTAATTGCACTTCAAAAACAACTTCAAAAAAATAGCGATGCGAAAGTTTTGAAGATGCAAGCCGATGCAAAGCAGGAAAAATTAGACAAAGATATTGAAGCCGAGCAAAAACGAATATCATTGCTTTTGGAAGTTGCCGAAAAAGGCAGTCAGAATGAATTAGATTTGAGAAAGCAGGCGATTGAAAATTTGCGGAAACAAGAAATTTCCGAAGCTGAAAAATTAGGATACGACAAAGATGCTATCAATAAAAAATATGACAATCAAATTGAGGAGGCAAACAAACAAAGCATTCAGCGAAAAGAACAAGCCCGTAAACAAGCGTTAGAGAACGAATTTAACGACTTAAAATTGCGGATGGATATATCTAACGCTTCCGCCTTACAAATAGCACAGGCAGAGCAAGAGCAGGCGCAAATAGAGGCTGCAAACATCATATTATTAGATGCAGAAACTAAGGCGGCATTATATGAAAGTCAGGCGGCTTATGATGCAGCGGTTATAGAAAGTAAAAGCAAGGTTGTAAAAGCCTCACAGGCTGTAATTGATGCAGAACAAAAGCAACTTGAAACACAGGTTGCAATGGTACAGGGATTTGGTGATGCAATTAGTAGCGTTCTTTCGGAGGTGGCAGGAAATAATAAAGATGCGTTAGTTTTTCAGAAAATGATAGCACTTGCAAACGTATCTCTTTCTCTTGCCGAAGCGATAGCAGCTGCAACGGCTTCATCAACAAAAGGCGATCCCTATACAATGGCATTACGCATTGCTACAAATGTTGCGAGCGTAGTTGTTGCATTTTCACAGGTTACGAAAGCAATTAAAGCAACTCAAATACCTTCGCAGCCTAAATTTTCAACAGGACTTTTAGCCGGAGCGGTGCAAGGAAATCCAACAACAGGCGACAGCGTACAAGCGTGGCTCACTCCGGGTGAAAGAGTATTGAATGCACAACAGCAAGAAAATCTATTCAAGATGATAGCAAACGGAAATTTTTCAGGCGGTTCAGGCATTGATTATGATTTATTGTCGAAAGCTATGAGCCGGCAGCCAGCTCCGGTATTAAATTATAAAGAATTTACTGATTTTCAACAAAAAATAGCTACATTTGACGAACATATAAAATTATAAGTCATGAATTGGATATTACATACAAATAGCGATGCAAACTGGAAAATCGAAAGTAACGGTTTACCCGATTACGATGCTGGTACTGATAACGGTATTTTGGCGTATAGATGGGAAAAAACATTTATCCGAATTACAATGAAAACGGCAGGACAAAAAACGATTACAGTTGATAATGTCGATTATATTTTATTTGATGCAAATGAGGTGGTAATTATTGAAATTACTGATTTTGTCCGGTCGTTTGCAAGCGGTTCAATCATATTTGGAAGTGGATCATTTAGTTATACGCTTAATTTTACGGCTATAAAAGGGGAACGGCAAACGGAAAATAATAAATATAGACTACCGAGTGAAATTGTTTATAATCCGAGTGCTGTTTTTCCGTTTTGGATACAATTAACCGAAAGTATGGAAGTCGAAAAAGTACCTAAGGATATTGCGCCTATAATAATTTCACTTGAAAATCAAATTTCATCTTTCGACTGGCATTTTTATAAAACTACCTATTCAATAGAAAACACGATAAAAGCAGCAGGTTGGTCAACGGAAATAATTAATTGCATTGATAATTGTTGGACTGACAAAGTTTTATTTGAATGGGTTGGTCGATTTGGAGTTTTAAAAAGTTGGTGGTTCACAATAGAAAAATATACATACGGGACTGACAAGGAATTAAATCTTCAAACGATGGAGAATGGATATAATACGCTTAAAAATAAGCGTACTAATTTAGTAGTAAAACATCAAAGGGCGGATTTATTGACTCAACAATACCTTTCTGATATAATACTATCCGATGAAGTGTATATGTACGATGGTGCAGCCGTGGCAAATAAAATACAGGTCAAAATTGACAATAATAGTTTTGATGTTTCAAAGAAAAAACGCGATATTTCATTGACTGTTAATAAATTTGCGTATGATACGATTTAAAATCAAAACTAAAGGCTATTTGGAACTGCCTGCAGATTTTCAATTTTCATTTAATTATAACAATGGCGTTTTTGCCTTTGAAAATTTGCAGTTAAGCCGAAGCGGAGAATTTAACATACCGAGAACTCCAGCAAATGACATAATTTTAGAATTTTCACACGATGCAGCCAAAGATGGACAATTTGTCAGAAATCGAAAAGCAGCAGAATTATATTATTCAGGTGGTAAAATTGATGGATATATTTATATTTCTAAGTTTTCAGGCGGTGGTTATTCTGCTATTTTTGTTTATGGCGAATTATTGGAATTGAAAAACATTTCAGAGAAAGGATTCATTGGCAGTTATGCGAAATATATTGATTTTGTAACGCCCGGATTAAGCGGCATTTATGGCATAAAAACAAGCTATCAGGCAAATGGTAACTATCCTTACGCAGGATTTGATTTATATAATTATAAAAATGGCGTTGACGATGCAAACAAGAATGTTGATTATTTCAATTTATCTCCTACTGTCAGACTATCACATCTATTAGGTGGCGCAGTAGCCTATTTAGATGGCTTATCAGTTGACATCACAACAATTGCAAGCGGTTATGATGCAATAGGAATTATTTTGCAATCTAATAACGCTCCGAAGGTATTAACAAATGTAATCACAACTGGAACACCAAAAGATACGCTTAATTTTTCTGGTGGCTCTCAATTTTTGGAAATTGTTACTAAAAAATTTCATTACACAACTGATGGCTATCTGTGGAAAGTTGGGCATAGTCAAATGGTGCGATGCTTACAAGCAAAAACGGACATAACCATTCGCTTTAACGCTAATTATGGTTCAGTAGGATGCGTTGGTGGTAATGGTTATCTATTTTATTCAAAAGATGTTGTTAATCCTGAAGTTTTTTTTGGTACTATAAAAAACGGAATGGAATTTTCATTTAAGAAAGGCGAGTATTTTACATTTGTGAGTAGGGATGATTATCGATTTAAAGAGCCAATAAGCAATTTCGGCACTTCAATAAGCGTAGCCTTCGATGTTTACGTTGGAAATACTGATACGGTCGAACTTTTAGAAAATTACTATTTGCAAGATAATTTGCCGGAGGTTACATTTGTAGATTTGATAAAAACTTATGCGAATATCTTCAAATGCGGTATTTTGTACGATGCAGAACTAAATAAAATATCATTTTTCAATTATAATTTTGATAAGTCAAACGCTATCGAGTTAGATAGTTCGCTGATTGATGTTAAGTCGGTCGATAGAACTTTTTTGAATTACGCAAAACGTAATTATATCAAATACAAAAACGAGGATTATGTTAAAACTTCATTTGCAGAGCAGATTTATACAATCAACAATGATAATCTGACGGATGAAAAAACGCTTTACACCATACCATTTTCCGAAGGTATTAAAGATGAAGCAAATAATGTAGTCGTTAATGATTTTGAACTGAAAGACCCTTTTAAAAAAATAGCCAAAAAAGATACAATAGCACTTGCCAGTAAAGAGGCAGGCAATATCTATCAAAAACATATTTCGGAAATATACAATCATTTCCCGACTATTTTAGAAAGCCAATTATATAATATAATCAGAAATAGTACAACGGTAGTATTAACGGTTAAAATGGATGATAAAACTTTTTTGAACATCAAAAATACGGACTGCTTCCGTTTTCGTGGACAATTTTACTGTTGTGTTACTGGCACTCACGCAGGCAGCACATCGGAATTAACATTAATAAAATTATAATCATCTTTTCATGTGAGGTTTAGGATTGGTTCAGATTGGGGTTGCTTGTGAAAGTAGCCCCTTTTTGTGTTTATAAATGTATAAATATAGCCCATTTTGTTAAACTATATTAAAAGTGTATATAAAATTTTTATATATAAAAATGTTGGTGTATCTTTACATCATAGAGATAAAGACATAGAGTATCCGGGATGGTAAGCCGAAGAAAAGCCAAACGAGACGAACAAAGTCAGACTTGCAAGCCATACGACAAGAGTAGGATTAGCAACCCGATGGTAGGTTATAACGATAGACTTGCAAGTAGTTATTAATGCAGCCAAATAAAACGCAGGTTCAAAGCCCTGAAAAATGCAGATGAATAAAAGCCCTCCCGAAACACGGTAAATCGGCAAAATATGACAACACAAAAAAGATTTTCAACAACAGGAATTAAGACTTACAGGGTATCAAACACAACCTATTCAATTAGTTTTGATACGATTGATGAAGCAAAAGACTTTATTGAAAAAGAAAAAGAAGAACATCCACGCTCAAAAAAATTCAATCCTTATATCAAAGATAATCAAGAAAAGAAAACTATTCATTACAAAAACAACTACTGAAATGAGTCTAGCCGGCTACGATTATCCGTTTTCATACGATGAAGAAAACGAGAAGGAAGAATACAATCCTGACTATAATATTTTTTTAGATAAATAATTAATTAAAATAAACAATAACATTATGTCAGAAAACAAAACAAAATTAGGGCAAGAGCCTATCGTTCCAACTGTATTTCGTCAAATAGGAGAAAATCAATTTAGAACATCAACAGAAAAAGATTTAAAAGACAATTTTGCAACTTTAAAGCACACAGAAGGGATGTCAAAGCGGTTTTATGCTGCATGCGCTGCAATGCAAGGATTAGTAGCGCATTATGGGCTTGCTTATAGTGAGCAACATGCAAAAGAATCTTATAAACTTGCAGACGAACTTCTTAAACAAGAAAATGCTGAATAGTTTTTTTTGCCATTACGCCTATTATAATATTTTTTTAGATAAATAATTAATTAAAATAAATAATAACATTATGAGTAAAAAAAATGATTTAGGCTTCGCAACTGTTGGAGTTGGGACTGAACTTGAACGTAAAATAAATATCGAAAATGTTACGGAAGTTATTATTCCAGATAAAAAAACAATTCGTTTTGTAGGGTTGGAAAATAACGAAGGTTATATTATTGAATTAGAAAATTTAACAAACCCCGAAACGGGTTTTTATCATTGGATTGGTGACGAGACATTAAGTTGTCTAATATCTGCTATTTTCTTGTCGGAACAGAATAAAGTACTTGATATTGATTCTTTGTTTCTCAAACTTCCAAAAGAAACGCAAGTAGGCTTTACAAAGCGATAAGGCTCTTTAAAATAGCAGGTAACCCTTATTATAACATATTTTCAGATAGATAAATTTTAACTAAAAACCTCACGACGTACAGGCTAATCGTATTAATCACATGGAAAAATTAAAAATTAAAAATGCAGAGGTTATTTTTGCAAACCTCAAAAACGAAGGTTTCGGGACTTCATTAACAATTAAAGTTACTCCCGAAATCGAAAAGGCTTTAATTGATTTTTATGCTGAAAACAAAATAGGCAATGAAAAAACAGTTATTGGCGTTCCAACATTCAAAGAGTACGAAGGCACGAAGCAGTATAATTCGAAAATCAATGAAAACACTAAATTTGCATATCTTAACGGATTAACCGAAAATTCTTTGGGATTTGGTGCAAAAATTGATTTTATTTTGAATGCTTTTGAATATAACAATAAATTTACGAAAGGAAAAACATACATCGGTGCAAACGTTTCAGCAGTTGTTGTTTTATCCGGTAGAAAAACAGGTTCTGATGCTGATTTGTCAGATCTATTGAATGAAATTTCGGTTGAAATTCCGGAAAATGCGACTGACAATGGTTCCGGGTTACCTTTTTAAAAAAAAATATCATGGAAAAAGCACTATTACAAGAATATGTAGATAAAATACATGAATGTTTTGATAATCATTTTTCTGATGATTATTTGAAAATGATAATTAAAGATATTCATTTACTCGGTCAGTTAGACAATCAAAAAACACAACTATGACAAAAAATCATAAACAAGAAATCGAAAGCACCCGTGTAGGTGGTTTTGGCGGTTCAGATGCTGCAATGTTTTATAAAATAGGTTTAAAAGGCTTGTCAGCATTAAATAATACCGATAAAGAAAGGATTTCGGTTGCAAAAGGGTTAATACCTTATGTGCCAATACCTGTGAATGAGGCAATGAAAAAAGGACATGATTTTGAAGATTGGTACGAAGAACAACCTTTCGCACCAATAGCGGAAAGAGAAGTTTATTTTAGTGCTGATTTAGCTACAAATTTCAAAACATTTGCTCATGCTGATTTTTACGCAAAAGCAGACAAAGAAGTTTGGGAGTTGAAATGTGTTCAAAATCCGGAAAAAGCATATGAAGATTATTTCGAGCAGTTGCAATGGTATTATTTGTTAGGCGCCAAAAATGTTTGGCTCGTAATATGTGATAGTTCATTATCATTTGAAGATGGCACATACATTTATCCTAAATTTATTGAACGAGACGGACATATTATAGAAATCATTAAAAACGGCATTAAATTACTTGACAATAATTGGGACAACCTCGATTTAGAAGTTGGTGAAGATTGGATAGAAAGCGATTTATTACCGTTTGAAAAGCAGGAAATCGAAGTTTTTGCAGATTATCTGAAAGAAATTAAAAGGCTTGAAGAATTGGCAGAAGAAAGCAAATTGAAAGTTTTTAATTTTATGAGGGAAAACGGCATAAAATCTTTGAAATCGGATTATTATAACGTTTCATTTATTCCTGACAGCACAACTGCAACACTCGACAAAAAAAAGCTTTTCACGGAGCACCCCGAAATCAAAGAAACGGATTATATGAAATTCAGTGATAAAAAAGCGTATATAACTGTAAAATTAAAATGATTATGGAAATTAACAAATGTATTTATAGAATATCGTTTTTAGATGAAAAACTGATTCAAACAGAAAGTTGGATACACGATTTAATTAGTCCTATAAGGATTGAAATAAATGACAAAATAAAAATAGATCGTTATAGTTTTGAAGAAAATTTGTTTGTACAACAAAATACAAAAGATTTGAAGAATGTTATTAAAGAATTGAAAAGTATAATCACTAAAATTGATAACAATGGAGACATTGATGGTTTGAGTTTAATATTTAAAGTAAAGGATATTATTTATGAATATACTATGTTTGGTTCTATAAATAATAATATTATTGGAGAAATAATTTTAGAAAAATTGAAACCATGAAACAGAAAAATATTTATTCGATAAATTTATTCGATACAAATTCTTATTGGCCGAATTATCGTATTTTGAAAAACAACAAAGTTGTATATCCATGCGATTTGACACCTGAAGAAATTAAAATAATAGTAGACGAATTGGATGATTATCATTCATTTTTTATGGAAAGATTAAATAACCTCACCGATTAAAACTATTATATTATGACACCAAAAGAAATCACGATGCAGATTGTTAAAAATTTAGGCAATTATGAAGCTGCACGGCTTGAAGTTACTTATATTCTTGATGAAAATGATGATTTAACACAGTCATTTGTAACGGCAAAAGAAAACATTGAAAAAGCATTTTCAAAAGCATATCAAAAGAAACCAACACTTGACGGTTCATCACCGCAATTAGATAGGGTGTGTAAAGCTTTATTTGAAAAAAAAACAGATTTGGAAGAGCTGAAAAAACATTTTACAATCAGCGAAGAAATTATTAACTATTTACAAAAAAACAATTTGATATGAAAAAAGAAATTGAAATATCCGAAAACATCACCATAAAAATTGAAAACGGTAGAGTAATTATTGAAACACTGGATAAGCCAAAATTCAAAAAAGGCGATATTCTTGAAAGCATATTAAGAGGCGATGATGTTGTTATTTTTGATAAAATGGATGGAAGTGAATGTTTTGATGCTATCGCATCAAATAGTATTCTACAGTGGACTAACGGATTGATCTTAAAATATTACATTCCTGCCTCCGAAACTTCAAAACAACGTTTATTTGATTATCTAAAATCAAAAGGTAAACGCTGGAATGCTGAAAAATTGCAAGTTGAAGATTATTTCCAAGAAGGTGATTTGGTTATTTGTTGGGATGATTATGAATCAGAAGCTGTTATTTGTCAGTTTTCATATTTTGAAGAAATATGGAATTATCATACAAATTTTGTTTATTATAAAAATGCCATAAAATTTGAAAGTGTTGAACAATACAAAAAACTTATCTCTGATGGAAAATAAAGACAAACAACAAATTAAAGAAGATAGCAAAATATTTGCAGCGGTAATGGCTGCGATAGTTCTCGGATGTGCTATTGTCTCAGGATTTATTTATATTTTGTATCAATTTTAATTTTAACCGGTGGGGCTGGGCGAGGGCAGTAATCAATATGAAAAAACAAGGTAAAATAGCAAATAAAAGAATTAATCAAAAATTAATCAATGCCGAGTTGAGGCTTGCAGTTCGCAAAGGTGAACTCCCTTATACATTTGTAGATAGACACGAAAAAACGTATCGACAAATCGTCTATAAATTAGGACTTGAAATGGGAAAAAAGTTTTCAGTAACTAAAATTAAAGACCAATGGACTATAGATATAGCTTGAAAAAAGGCGGTAAAAAATTAACATGCCCGGCATGTCAACATAAAAATTCATTTGTGCCATACGTTGATGAACATAAAAACATTGTTGATGCTGAAAAATACGGGCGTTGTGAACGAATAAATTCATGTGGTTATTGCGAATATCCGAAAACATCCCCTAACGAATTTAGACCACAGAAAGATGTACCATATATCCCGCCTAAATTGCCTGATTACATAAAAAAGGAAATCGTTGAAAAAACATTTTCAGATTTCAGAAATAATATTTTCATGCAGTTTTTGATAAAAACATTTGGCGGTCAAATAGCTATGGAGTTACAAGAAAAATATAACATAGGCACAACAAAAAACGGTGGAACTATATTTTGGCAGCAAGACCGATGGCAACGTTTTCGTACCGGAAAGGTAATCACTTATAAAACAGACGGGCACCGTGATAAAAATAAACCAACTTGGTTTACACATAATAAAATCAAACCTGATTTTAATTTGCAACAATGTTTTTTCGGACTTCATTTAGTCGATGAAACAAAGCCTGTAGCACTTTGTGAAAGTGAAAAAACAGCGGTTATGATGTCGGTATTTAACCCGGATTACACATGGGTTGCTTCTTCCGGTTGTAATATGCTATCAACTGAAAGATTGGCGGAATTACCACGACTTGATAAAGTATTCGCCGACAACGGACAATTTTCTTTGTGGGAGGAAAAAACACGCAATTTTACAGGTCGGCAAATGGATATATCAGTTGATAACGCTGTTATTGACGGTGTGCTTGAAAGTGGTGCTGATATTTTAGATCTAACATTAATAAATAAAAATTTATGACAGACTACAAAAAAATAATAGAGGTCATGTGTTGGGATGTTTATGATGGCGAAACTCCTGAACAAGCATTCACACGTGAGGCAAGAAATAACACTCCACCGCCAAATGAGGTAATTGATATTGTTCACGCGGGAGGGTTACAGAAATGGGCAGAAACATTGGAAGTAAATTCTGAAAGAGCACTTTATAACCGTATTATTTTCGCCATGCGAAAAACGGTAAGCGATCCAATATTTAACGACAGAGCAAGGGTGAACAATTTTCCTCCGTTTGCAAACTTTTTCTATTACTGTCAGAAATTGGACCGTAATGGAAAAGCAGCAACAGAAGCGGAAGCGATAGCAGATTTGGCTTGGAATGGTGTAATTTGTCGTAGAAATTTGGCTGCAAATGTGGCTCAGATGTTTACGGATGCACCGAACGAAGCGAAATATAAAGCAGCTGTTAATCGTATTGCTGAAATTTGGGGTTTCACGCCTAAAGAAATTGATGCAATAAGATATTTCGTTTGTCAAACACGCCACGAAAATCATAATCCTTCATTGAATAAAAATATTTATTTGTGGGGAACGGCAAAAGGTACAGGAAAAACAACCGTTGCAAGGTCAATTGTTACGATTTTGAATGGTGATAAATTTGATAATTTCGGAAAATATGAAAGCACATTTAACACTGAAATGGCTTACAATGATCATGATTTACCTCTGGCTGCTCTTTACAATTGCGTGCTGCTTGATGAATCGATGCCGAAAGATACTAAAAAATCTTACGGCTCAATTAAAAGAGTATTGACTTCGGGCACTCACAACTATAATCCGAAGTTTAGGCAGATAATCAATATAAAATGCAAACGTTTTTATTTTTGCACCTCAAATGAGGATATTGCGGATTTCGTACAGGATGCTACAGAAAGGCGTTTTTTCGCTATCAACGTAGAAAAAAAACCCTCTCAAATTTCATTTGAAGAAATCTATCAGATTTGGTTCGACTTCTGTACAAATGCGGTGCCTGATGATAACTGGCAGGAATGGTATAACTCATTTGATTATGTTGACGGACTGGCACTGAAAGATATGCAGGAAATCAGCAATGAAATAAAGTTGCGGAAAAATGAACTGTTTAACACGGCTCAAGGTGCAGGGACTTATTTCACAATCAAGCAGCTTGCAAGCCAACTATTCAAAAATGAACCAACAAGAGAGCAAAAAAAATCAGTAGCTTATGCAGTTAATGAAATGTTTTCAGACTGTAAATGTAGATCAAACAAAGCACTATTTTCGAAAAGTATGTGTTACGAGAAATTGCAGGAATTGGAAACTGAAAGTGAACAGGACAATGAACTTAAAAGCGAAATGCCGTTTTAATATGAAATACAAAATTTTGAATTTATACGCTTGTTTAGGCGGAAACCGCTATAAATGGGACGAAGTGGCAGACATTGAAGTTACTGCTGTAGAACTTGATACGGAACTTGCAAGAATGTATCAGGAACGTTTTCCGAATGATATTGTAATTATAGCAGATGCACATCAGTATTTGATTGATCATTACAAAGAGTTTGATTTTATATGGAGTTCACCGCCTTGTCCTACACATAGCCGTGCAAGATATTGGAACAGCTCAAATTATGACACTACAACCGAAGCTGTTTACCCGGATATGAAATTGTATCAAGAAATTTTGTTTTTACAGCACTATTATAAAACCGGGAAATATGTTGTTGAAAATGTGATACCATATTATGAACCATTAATACCAGCTCAAAAACGAGGAAGACATTTATATTGGACTAACTTCAATTTACCAAACGAATTAAACGATAGAAGATTTGCAATTAGTTCGGAAAAACAAGAACTAAAAGGACTTTGCAAGTTTCACGACTATGATTTTACAAAGTATAAAGGCGAACAAAGGATTGATAAAATTGCACGAAACTTAGTCGATTACGAAGCAGGAAAGTCTATTTTAGAACGTGCATTAAACGTACAAAAGGAAAGCGATATAAAACAGCAAACACTATTCTAACATGAAAATGAAACCAATTTATAAAACAGATTTCCTTGATTTATTTCACTGCGACAATATGGATCTTATGGCTTCATATCCTGATAAATATTTTGATTTGGCTATTGTTATATCAAAGTATTTTTGTATCTTTATATCAAATTAAAACCATATAAATATGATACGAGATTCAAAACAATTACAGATTGGGAAAGCAGGCGAATATCTTGTTTGCGCTGACTTAATAATGAAAGGGTTTATCGCTTTTCCAAGTGAACAAGGGTTACCTTATGATGTTCTTTTAGATACAGGAGAAAAATTATTAAGAGTACAAGTTAAGACAACTGAAAAACCTCGATTAGTGCAACAGCGAAATAAACCCGTACCAGCGTATATGTTCAGCATAAAAAGAGCAGGAGCGAATGGGAAAACAAGGTATAATGAAAATGAAATAGACTTATTTGCATTAGTTTGTTTAGATACAATGAAAATTGGTTATTTAACAAATAAAGAAATGCCTACTACAATTAATATTCGTGTAGATGCTTTTAAAGGTACATACCATGATGAAAAAGGGATTGAAGATTACAAAAAAGCTATTGAATTAAATTCGGTAATCAATAACAAATCTGAAATTGCAAGAACTTTAAATATAGGCATTGCAACTGTTCATAGATATTTATCCGAAGGTTGGGTTCCATTTGAAACAAAGGCAAGATATTTTAGCGATTTTATACGAAATAAAGAATGGTTTTATGGAATATAATAATTTAAATAAAATATACAAAACAGATTTTCTTGATTTGTATCATTGTGATTGCATGGAACTATTAAGGCAAACACCAGATAATTATTATTCGCTTGCCTTGGTTGACCCTCCGTATGGACTTGGCAATAGATTAAGCGATGGTGGTGGAAAGTTAAAGAATACGCCTATGGCTATGCTTTATAGAGAAAAGGATTGGGATATATTGCCAAGTGCTGAATACTGGAAGGAATTATTTAGAGTAAGTAAAAATCAAGTTGTTTTTGGAGCTAATTATTTTTTAGAATATTTGCCAAACACAAGAGGTTTTGTTTGTTGGGATAAAAATCAAGATATGCCTACACTTTCAGCGTGTGAGTTGGTTTGGACTTCATTTGATAAGCCTGCAAAAATAATGAAAAAATCAAGTATGGATTTAGAGCGTTTCCATCCAACACAAAAACCAATTTATGTCTATGATTTTATGCTAAATTATTGCAAAGTAAAACAATGAGATAAAATCCTTGACACCCACTTCGGTAGTGGCTCAATCGCATTGGCAGTAGATAAAGCTAACCGATTAGATGGTATGAATTTACACCTTACAGCGTGTGAGATTGACAAAGACTACATTGAAGCAAGTATCAAACGCATTTCACAAAGTATAAAACAACAAACATTTAATTTTGATTAATCTATGAAAACCTATCACTACAGCGTTAAGTTCAATGGATTTGCTTTAAATTATCACTGTGAATTTGAAACGGTATTCACGGACACGGAGCAGATTGTTGCAAAGGCTCGTAAACATTTATCTGGTAAATTGACTGAATTTGGATTTACAGGAGATGACATTTTGTTGATCGAAATTTATAACAATGAAAGAGAAATAATTTTTACATGGAAAAAATGATATTAAGAAATCCACAACAACAAGTCTTTGATAAAATCAGGCAGTCAATATCAGCGGGGCATAAACGCATTTTAGTGAGTGCCCCGACTGGTTTTGGAAAAACGATTTTATCTTATGAAATATGTAAAAATGCTATCGAGAAAAATAATCGGGTAGTGTTCACCTCGCACCGTATTCAGTTAGCCGGTCAATCAAGAAAAAAATTCGAGCCACTTAACCCGGCTTATCTGCAAGGAAATTCAGCAGGTTATAATGAAAATAGTTTACTTTTAGTTGCAACTATTCAAACGCTTATTAATCGGGAAGTACCAACTCCGAAAATAGTTATCATTGATGAAATTCATTATGCTTATAAAAGTGAATTAATTCAATCGTTATTCGTTAGATTTCCTGATGCTATTTTTATTGGTCTTTCGGCAACACCTGTAGATGATAGGGGATATTTACTCGAGGGCTTTGATTGTATAATTGACGATTTTCAAACTGCTGATTTGATTTCGTTGGGTTGGCTTGTGCCGTTTGAAATATATTCACCTGTACAAGTCGATTTATCAAACGTTAAATTATCGGGTTCGGATTATGACAATGAGGAGCTTGAGAAAGCTATTAACAAAGAGGACATCACTAATTCAATCGTAGAAAATTATCTAAAATATGGAGAGAATAGAAAATTCCTTTGTTTCGCCGTAAATAAAAAACATGCTTCTGAATTGGAATTAGCTTTTTACAAAAATAAAATTGATGTCCGGGTAATTGATGCAGATACACCTTCAAAAACTCGAGAGCATTTTTTACATGAATATAAAGCTGGAAAAATAAAAGGTTTAATCAATATCGAAATTTTAACCGCTGGTTTTGACGAGCCAACATTGAGTTGTATTATTTTAGCCTGTCCGACAAAATCATGGAAGAAATTCATACAATGTTGCGGTCGCGGGATCCGGTTGAATGGAAATTCTATTGAAGAATCAATTTTGAACGGAAAGCAGAATTGTGTTTTGCTCGATTGCTCAAATGCGATTTCTGAACATGGAATGCCGGATGCAAGACGTAATTTTATTTTTGGTAAAAAGATAAGCCGGGTTATTGATAGGGAATTGGAAATTGATAACGACTTAGAAAGCCGTAAATCAATAGAAAATCTTCCTGAAGAAAAACGGGTATTCTTAAAAAAAATAGGCTCGTTGCTTGATTTGTATGATGGGAAAGTGTACAAAAAAGAATCTGAACTGCAGGATGATGTTAATTCTTTTTTGGCAAAAACTGATTTTTTTTGGTGGCGACAAAACAGCGGTAAAATGTTCAAAGATGGTAGATGGGTACATTTTGCGAGTAAATCTGGACTCCCTGATAATACCGTATTTTATAAAAACTCATCATTTTTCTTTGGTATTGAGTTAAAACTTCCAAATGGTAGATTAACAGAACATCAAAAACAAACTTTGCCAGAAATGATACAGAGGGGAGTATTATTTTTTATAGCTGAATCCGTTTATGATGTTTTCAAGATATTTGAATTTGTGGAAAAAAATATTGAGGAAACGGAAGACAATTTTATTGTCAACAAAAATATTTACAATTTATTTGAACGAGAAATTGAATTAAGAAAAAAATTAAAACTATGAGTACAAAATGCAGTTTAATACTTACCGATGATGATGAACATTGGTATGAAGATGTGAACGAGCCAAACTATGACGAAGGAAGATTTATAGGAAATACTATTTATATTGAAATGAATAAAAAAAATATCAAAATACTTCAAAATGACGATAATTTTTTAATCGTTGAAGTAAAGGCTGGTTCTCAATTATATGACGCGATAACAACTATTCAAGAAAAAAATTAAAACTATGGCATTCAAACGAAAATTAAATCCTAAACAGGACATTACGAAGAAAAGTACACGGGATTTTGAAGTACTTGAAATTGCAAAGGAACAAGAGTCTCAAAAACGCCTTAAATCTGTCAGAATTGACGATAAAACGATTATCTTAGTTGATGCGGATAGTAATGCAGCTCAAAAAAGAAAGTCGTTTACAGACAAGCTAAATGCGTTTAGATGTATGTATAAATTCGATTAAAATTATATGACTAAATCAAACTTATGTGCGTGTTGCAAAATACAACATATGTAAAGGACACTTTAATTTAAAAAAATGATATATATTAGAACACATTATGACCAACTATGTGAAATAAGTAGTATCGTTGGAGTGTATCAAGTTCCTTGTAAAAATGCAGAGGAGCAATATAAACTATTCATGATTGAAAAAGCAAAGGAAATTAATTTAGAAATAAATCCACATTGGTTAAATGCTTTGGATTATACTAAATTCAATAATCATTTGTCAAAGCCTGAATTTAATAAAAAGCTAAAAGAATGGAGCAAAATAAGACGAAAATGGAACATGGCAAAATATATTTGCGAAATTCTAAATGGTGTCAAACTCGACTACGCTTCTTTTCCTTTTTAGGCTTGCGCATAACGATATGCTATGCCTGCACGGATGCGAAACACTATCTAAATGCGCTTAACTGTCAGCAGTGTATGGCATAGGTAGTGTTAGCGGTTAGGGCTTTTCTTATGTTTTTAAGTGTCAAGGTTAGGTGTCAATGTGTCAAGGTTAGGTGTAAAAAATTAGAATAAATCAAGTTAAACGATTAATAAACAAAAACTATATGCGAACAATTAAACAAATAGCAAGTCAGATTTCAAATGAAAATTTAATAAGGTCAGAAATAGAAAATCTATTAAAAAATTATTTAGATTGGATTTCTGTTGATGTTGAAATGCCTGAATTAAACACTGAGGTAATGATTAAAAAAGTAATAGACCAAGTCGGAGGCAATAAAAAAATAGTTATAACTAACGCAAGATGCGTATTGAATAAGTTTACAGGTAAGCCGTGGTTTATTGATATTCATTTTACTGGCAATGGAGTGACTACGCATTGGAAGCCTATTATATATGCTTAGTTTCCAAATACACTGCGCTTTCTTTTTAGCCTTACCGCTAACTATTTTCTATCAAAAAAATCTATAAATTAAAAACAATTGAATCACTTGATTAAAATTAAAATCATGAAACCATTACTATTAGATTTTCAAATATACATGTCTATTGAAGACATGTTGTGCATAAAAACAATTGTAGATATAGACTTTAATGAAAAATTCATTGAAAACAAGGTTTATAGCCCTATTAGAGTAGATATGGAAACTTCGGGAAAATATAACGATGAAAAAAGAACAGTGTATGTTTATATCTACAATGGGATGATAAAATGTGGGTTTGTAGAATATGGACATAATGCTGAACAGATAATTTTTGATAAATTAAAATCATGTTTTATTCCTATGTCAACTGTTATTTCTGTCTTCCGTGAAACCATGTCGACAATGCGTTTAAAATAAAATACAAATACATAAACATAAAATTATCATGCAAAAAGAAAAATGTCCAAATTGTAACGAAATAATGGAACCGGTATCAGTTGCCAAATGCGCATAGACGTGTGTTAGGTGCTGGCGATTCTCTTTTTTTTTAAATTTCTTTTCAAAACAAAATAATTATCAATTAAAACTTTCGGTGGTGGTTAACCGATAAAACAAAATGGAAAATTTCGGTAAAAAAGCAAAAGACAAAGTGACTGGATTTGAGGGTACAATTACTGCAAAATGTATGTACATGTATGGTTGTTCACAGTATCTTTTAACCCCACAAATTGACAAAGAAGGGAAAAAAAGAGAAGGTGAATGGTTTGACGAAGGAAGAATCGAAACTTTCGAAGAAGTCATAAGCCCAGAAAGTGTAAAGGCAGAAAAAAATGGTTGCGAAATAAGAGAATATCCTTGTCGCTAATTTTTTAGGTGCGAGCGAAGAAAAAAAATAGACTTCGCTCGCACCTAACTATTTTCTATCAAAAAAATCTATAAATTAAAAATAATTGAATCACTTGATAAAAATTAATTAATATCTCTTAACTTTCAGCTCTCACCAAATCAGCTATAAAGCTGAAATTATTATTATAAAAATCTGCAATGTCTGGCATTTTTTGTCTGATGTTGCAGATTTTTTTTTGTCCGTTCAGTTCTGTTTGGTCGGTTTATGTCAGGAAAATAATTATTAATTGAAGAAAATTATCGAAAAATCAAAAAGTAATAGTCGAAAATAATAAGTCAAAAGGCAATATAGGTATATGTAACATAGTATTATTATTAATTATTATATTATTATATATTTATTACGTTTTAGGCACATTATACGTTTTACTATAGGTTTTCAAAACGCGAATAATAGTAATTATAATAATAGTTTAATGAAAGTTAATTCGTAGTTAATAAATGTATTTAATTGAAAGGTTAAAAACGGAATAGTTATATTTGACGGAAAAGAAAAAAAATATGAAACTGACAGACATAAAGCAAAATCCGAAAAATCCGAGAATCATAAAAGATGACAAGTTTAAGAAGCTGGTGAAATCATTACAGGAATTTCCTGAAATGATGGGAAAGCGTCCAATTGTTTGTGTAACAGATACTGTGGATGGCAAATTGTTTCCGTTGGGTGGTAATATGCGCCTAAAAGCATTGCATGAATTGAAGTACAAAGACATTCCTGATGAATGGGTAATGTTAGCTGATGATTGGACGGAGGATAAGAGACAGGAATTTGTTATCAAAGATAACGTTGGTTTTGGTGAATGGGATTGGGAACAGTTAGCGAATGATTGGGATGTCGATACGTTGGAAGATTGGGGATTGGATATGCCTGATTGGGGAGTAGACGATGTACTCGAAGCCGAAGAAGATGATTTTGATGTTCCCGAAGGTGGAATTGAAACGGATATTGTTTTAGGTGATTTATTTGAGATTGGAGATCATAGACTTCTTTGCGGAGATAGTACGGATTCTGATTCAGTGGCAAAACTTATGAATGGCGAGAAAGCGGATATGGTGTTTACTGACCCGCCGTATAATATTGGATATAAAGGCACAATGAGTAATACGACAATAAATGGAGTAGAAGTTAGCCATGTTGCTATAAGTGCAAAATATGATAATATCAAAAACGATAAAATGAATGAAAATGATTTTTATCAATTTATATGTGACATCCTAAAAGAGATAAAAATTTATTGCAAGGGCGCTTTTTATATAAGTTTTGGTAGCCAAACGCTGTATCAACTACTTAAGCCTTTAAATGATTTAGAAATAGAGTATAAGTCTATAATTATATGGATGAAAAACCAATCAACAATAAGCGGAAAGGATTTTAAAAGCAGATATGAGCCAATCGTTTACGGAAGGTTTAACGATTGTTTTTATGGAGAAAGGTTTAAACAAGAGGATATTTGGGAATTTCAAAGAACATTAAAGAACGACCTACACCCAACTATGAAACCCATTCCATTAATTGAAAACGCATTAAATAATTCAAGCAAAGAGGGAATGATAGTTTTAGATTTATTTCTCGGCTCAGGCTCAACAATGGTAGCAGCACACCAACTTAAACGCAAATGTTATGGAATGGAACTTGACACGAAATACTGCCAAGTAATTGTTGACCGTATGCGAAAACTCGACCCGACAATTGAAATTAAAAAGAACGGACAAATTATGGGATAAAAAAAACCACTAACATCAACGCTTTGAGTAGTGGTTTTTCCAGTCCTGATAATCTTTCCTCATTATCACCACAAAGATAAAAATAAAAAACAACATAACAATACGAATTGTACTTTTTAATTTGATTTTAATTTGAAATGGCAAATCCAAAAAATATAATACCACCTAAGAAAGGGGAGATACGCAATCCGAAAGGTAGGGGTAATTCTCTAAACAGGAAAACGTTGATGCGCAAATGGTTGACGTTGACGGAGGAGGGGAAAAATCCGATAACAAAGGAAACAGAGAAGTTATCGCAGGCAGACCTTGTCATGTTGGCAATGATAAATAAAGCAAGAAAGGGAGATGTTTCGGCAGGCAAATTGTTAATTGAACATGGAACGGATGAAGAGCGAGAGAATACAAATGACAACAACATTCAGACGGCACCAACGTTGGTTAATTATATGAATTCAGTTGCTGATGATTGGTTACAACAGCGCACGTTTATTGAAACATATAAGATATTAGAACAGATACACGATTTCTGTTTTGATACAGACAATAAAATCCTTTTGTTGTCGATGCCACAGGGGAGCGGAAAATCGTACATTGCTAACAAAGTAACGGAGTGGTTATTAGGTTGTTGGCAGTTGGTAGCAAGAACACAGTCAAATTCTATTATGAGAATTTGCAACACCGATTCGAATGTTACAAAATTCCAAGCAGCGATTTCAAACGAGATAATGGGTGATTCATGGTCGGCTGTATTTGGCGAGCATAAGCTGTCAAACAACAATAAGAATGGAATGAGGTTTGACGGCAGCTGGAATGACAATGCCTTTTTCACTTCTGCAAAAAGTTCTGTAATGTCCAGGCGAGCAGATTTCCTTATCTTTGATGACTTGTATGCCAGCATGGGTGAAGCGTTGAGCCATACGATGACAGCCGATTATATCATGAAGTTTCAAACGATGTGGCGTGGGAGGTTGAAAGGGAGTGAAATAGGAAAAATAATCATGGTCGGTACGAGGTATGCAAAAAATGATTTCTATCAGCAAGTCATAAATATGTATTTAGAAAATTCTGTTGTTATATCAATACCTGCCATTGATGATGACGGGAATAGTTTTTGTGAAGAAACGCACCCGATTGATGAATTGCTGCATGATATGGAAACGATGAACATTGACTTGTTCAATGCTATCTATCAACAAAATCCAACAGCCGAAGGGTTTATTAATCCGTTTGAAAATTGGACACCAACGACAGCCTTATTGACAGATACGCAGTTTGATTACACATGTACTATTGCGGATCCTTCCTTTGGAGTTGGTGGTGATTATTTTATGGTTGGAAAATTTGGATACAACAGAAACGGTTCGTTTGCCTTATTAGATTTACTAAGTGAAAGAGTATGTTCAGATGAGATGTATATTGACTTTATCGAGAAAGCAGGATGCAAACGAAATTTTATTGAAGGCAACGGAGTTGGCGGAATGCTTATCAAAAGAGTTTGCAACAGGACGAAAGCACAGTTGGTTCCTTTCACATCGATAGGTAATAAGTTGGAGAGAATTTATATGAACGCAAACGATATAAGGAAACTAACATTCAATGAAACAATTGAGAATATACCGTTTGATCAGATGATTAATTTTGGACTTTCGGAACATGACGACTTCCCTGATATGTTAAGCCACTTTTTCAATAACATAAAAGTCTATGGCAAATAATCACAAAGACAATTATGGAAAGAAAAAGATTTTTGTATATCAGCATTGGCAAGACATATGTCATTTAAGAAAACGTATGTCAGCGGAGAAAGTTTCAAAGGTTTATGGAGGTGAAATATCGAAATATATTATTTACAAATATGAACGCGATTTTGACTAATTTAAAAAGATGTACACAAAAAAGTGCTTATTCAAAATAAAACATTTATATTTGTGACATTCAAAATTTAACAATATGAAATTATTATTTGAAACAGACAGTAAAAAAAGAGCCGTAGCGCAACGAGGATATAATGGCGTGATGGGTTTTCGGATGACGAGAGGAAAATACTCCGATGTCTTGTTGATGTCTATTTTCAAAAAGATTTTCAAACGATTGAATTTAATTGATTATACCGTTAACAGTCCTGATGCAATTACAACAGGGAGCGTTTCATATTTTTTGAATAATGAGATGTCGGCTGCATTTGCTGAATTATTTCAAAACGGTTTTGTATTGTTTCATAAAAATTCAGTAGGCGTTTTCAAATATATAAGGAAAAACAAAGCCACTCAAACACCCGAAGGATGGTATTATGAAAATCAACCGTTAGATGTTTTTTATTCAGACACATACGAGGTTTTCGGGATGTCGGATGGTATAATGTTAAAAGACACTTTGAAAGCTATTGACAGTGCACTTAATGCAAATCAGACTATAATAAAAAGATTGGGCGTCGTGGTAACTGGTACACCGGAGCAACCGAGCCAAAATCCTCAAATGGTGCAAATGGATGGTGACGAAAAGGATGAGATGGAAAAAGAAATACAAAACGATTATGGAATGCTGGAAGAACAGAAACAATTCTTACTTTTTCGCAGACCGATGAAATTACAACGGATTGCCCTGGGTGGAAAAGATTTGATGATAACAGAAACGGTAGAGACATTTACAAAAATCCTTTGTGATGCGACTAATATTCCTTATGATGTAATGGCGATGTCCGGGCAAAGTACATTTAACAATATGGAGCAAGCCGAGAAATCCATGCAAGATACAGCGGAAGAATTTGTCTCTAAGATTTGGACGTTTTTAAAAGTTATGAATATAGATTTTAGTTGGAAAGTAAATAATTCAAAATATGGAAAAGCAATTACAGTTTGATGAAAAAATGATAGCACGTAATTTTTTCGCCATCAATGATTTTTCAAAAGCCGAGAATGGTAATTTTAAGGTAAGCGGATTATTGTCCGTTTTTGACAGAGAGGAAGATAATATGAATGGTTATGTTTATCATGCCGGATGTTACGATGATTTTTGCAAAAACTATTTTGAAAAAAATATGAAGAATATTCCATTAGATATTTTACACAATACAATGGATATTTACCATTTAGCAGGAAAGGTTACAGAATTTAGCGTGACAAATAGCGAAGCTCGAATAGTTGCCGAAGTAAGTCGGTTCACACCGTTATTTGAAAATATAGTTGGATTGATTGAGGATGAAGTTTTGCAGGGATTTTCAGATATGTCATTTGTAAATGATGGATATTTTGATGGAACAAAAAACCTTTTTCATGTAAAACAATGCAGTATATTTTCAGTCACGCTTACACAAAATCCGGCAGTTGCTAAAAGTCAACTGAAGGCTATGAATGCAACGAAATTTAATTTTGAAAGTATAAAAACAAAAACAGAAGAAAAGAAATCAACATTTTTTGGATTGTAAACAATAAACAAATTTTTTAGAACTATGAAAAAAATCTATCTACAGAGTACGCTAACAGCTCTCAAAAATAATTTAGCAAAAAATACGGTTACTCCCGAAGGTCAGGCACTCATTGATGAGATCACAACGATTTTATCAGATTTGGCAAATGATCCGGATGTGGAGTATAACGAAACCGATGTTATGGCGAAAGTTACCGAAGCAGCGAAATCAGCAGGTGCATCAGCAGCAGCCGAAGTCGCAAGCGCATTTAGAGGAAAAGAAGCTAAAAACAAAGTTGATTTGAAATTAGCTCGCGGAATTTATGAAGAAGCGTTGAATAATTCTCAAGGTAAAGGTCGTGGAGCTTTTGCAAATGAGATTTCAGCTCTTTGCGTAAAAAATGGTATTACCGGACTTCCTTCTATTTTGGAAATTTTCCCTGAAATTCAAACAGCATGGAAAAATACCAGTATTTTATCCAAACTTAAAAAGTTAGGTAAATACGCCTTAACATTTGGAATATCAACTCAATCTGACGATGATGATGATGTTCGTGCAGGTGGTCATATTATCGGAAATGCAAAGGTTAATCAGGCATTGGCACTCACTCCGAAAACTATTAATTTAGGTGCAATCTACAAAAAGATTGATGTTCCTAAATTGACAAGCTATCAAACTGGCAATGACACCGCTTTATTTGCATGGTTGGTACAGGAATTGTTCGACCGCTTGAATGATGAAGTAACTCGTGCTATTTTGGTTGGCGATGGGCGTGCAGCAAACAGCCCCCGAAAAATTTCAAGTTTTGAAACAATCGGTATTAAAACAGCTGCAGATGCTTATACTGTTTATAAAAATATTTCAAACGCTGTACCAACATTGGCTGATATTCGTGCAATGGTTGATGATATGGATGATAGTAAGCCAATATCATTATATTTGCACCCTACAATTAAACGTAGTGTTCAGGCATATCAATATGCTGCAGGTGGAACGATTAGCTATGTAACCGATGAAGTTTTAGCAGAACAGTTGGGAGTTTCTGAAATCATAAAATACAAGAAACTTGCAGGTGCTGTTCCGGCGGTGGCTTCGACAGTTCCTTGTGTGATTGCTATTCAGCATGACAGTTATGGCTATGTAGGCTCTGACGTTTTCAGTGCTAATTTTGAAGATTGGAATTATAACACTGACAATCTTATCACTGAATTATTCGCAGGTGGTGCAATTATCAAGCCTCTTTCAACAGGTTTGATCACAATTACAAAACCGTAATAAAATATGAAAATCACATTCAAATATAACTATACCTTGTTATCGAATGGAGAAATTCGGACATTTAAGGCAGGAGAGTCTCAGGACTTTCCAGCCGACAGTCCGTTAATTGAAACATTCAAACAACAGGATGGAGATGTTCTAATGATTGAAAAGAAATCTAAGAAAAAATGACAGCAAACGATTATATTTTATCCGGTTACGAAATTTCAAAACAGGTAACAGAGGAAGTAATTACAAGAGCCGAAAGCGATGTGATGACTGCTTATATTTTGCCTATCATTGGAAGTGATGCAAAAAAAGAGGATTACAGATGTGAAGTTATGGCTTTGGCTTATTGCTTATTGCTAAGACGAAACATTGTGAAGACTCGTTTTGGTTCGGAGGTAAAAGTTAATCAATATGGCACTGTTATGCAGCAAGAAAATGCGATGTTAAATTCTCAAATTTGTGGGATGTGCAGCATTGCAATTTCAGGCTTAAAAGGCAAAACACTTTCAACAGAAAATTTCAATCGGGTAAAAGATATAATTGAATTTGGTTACTATAAATATTAATTTACATAAAAAATAGGAGAAAAAAATATGGCATTTACACCATGTACAACAGCCGGGCTAACGGTTAATTTGGCAAAAAGTTGCACCGAGCCGAGAATTAAAGGCTATGAACAAATAGGACTTATAATTCTTAAATCTGATATTGATTTGGCATTAACATCAGTTGATACTACAAATCCGAGAATAATTTATAACCTCGCTTTAAAAGCTACAAAAAAGGCATCCGTTATTTATAACAGCAAGAAAGCACCTCTTCCTTTCAATGGGACTCAAACGGCTTACAATCGTGAAGCTGATGCATACGATAAGACTGTTCAGTTTTATTATGAAGGCATTGGAGGAGCTGTTTCAAAGAACGCCATTGAACCTTTGAAAGACGGTTCTTATGTGGTTGTTCTTGAAAGAAAATCTAAATACGGAGCAGGTTCTTTTCAGGTTTTCGGATGGCAGGTAGGATTAAGTTGTGGCAATGACGGAGGCGCACAGGTTCAGGACGAGGAAACAGGCTATTGGTTAATAACGATGACTTGTCAAGAGCCATACGCAGAAATTGAATGGTTAGATTCAGCTAATACTCAAGAAACAAAAATAGCCTTTGACGGACTCGCAGTAGGCATGTAGTTAAAATTTGGAAATCTTTTTTGAAAAAAGTGGTTAATTGATTGT